ACAACATCAATCTTCTGTTGATTTGGATGAAGTTTTTCTGTGACTGTTTGACCAGCCAAAATCTTTCTTGCTGCTTCCGCAACTTTCTGTGTAATGTTATCTGAATACATTTGAATCTCCTATTTTTGTTTTAATTTTTATATGCAACTGATACGACCCTAACATCAGATCCATTATCAACTTGCAAAGTATCTGTTCTGTGTTTTTCTAAAATTAATTCTGAATTGTTTAATAAGGTAAATGTTCCTATATTTGATCCTTCACCATCAGCGACTGTTATTAAGTGTTCTTGCGTACCAGTATGTACCAATCTCACTACAACAGCATTATTAACTGTTGTATTGGAAGCACTTAATATAAATTCGTTTCCTAAAACGTGTATTAACAATTCCATTTCCTCAATGCTTTATTGATGCGGCTATCTGGATCGTTTGCAGTCTTTGCGGAGGTCAAACGCTTCTTCATACCACCCATTCTTGCACAAAATGATTTACGGCGATTGGCTGCTTTTGAACCTGCTTTCAGTTCGCTTGGCTTTGTAGTGACTGCCATAGAAAGTTTTGAACCTGGATGTTCAGCACGATATGATGCGATACCCTTACGGTTCAGACCACCAGCTTCTGATTTACCTTCTTTGCGTTGCCACGCAGCAACTTCATCTATTTTTTTTTCAGATAAAAACTGTGCGGCTGAATCAACAATGCTTGATTCTGAAACACTTTTCCAACCACCGCCTTTGCCTTTATACCATTTTGATGCCCAACCGTTTGCATATGCAGAAGGATAAACATCAAACTTAGATTTTGCTTGAGCGATTGCTCTTGACCATAACTCAGGATTTGTTGGCACATTTTTTTCGTCTAATTGTTTCATATTTTCATCTACCTTACTTTTAACATTGATTGGTGCGCCTTGTCTTTCTGCATTTGGATCTTGTTGCCTTTTTCTTCTTACAGCAGACGCTCTTTCTTTTTTAGATAAAGAGTCTCTCTGTGCTTGTGACATACATTTAGGTTTAGGCTCACCTGGTTCTCTTGCACAAGGACCAATTGCTTCTCCCTTACTATTGATTCTTTTCCAATTACCTTTTGGATGATTTGGATTAAACCAATTGCGAAGGTCTTCTTTTACGCATGAACCTTTTGAATATGCTTTTTTACCTGGCGTTGGTTTGTAACCAGACCAACATCTTTCTGCAAAAAATGATTTGAATGTTTTCATCCTACAAACTTCTTTGATTTAAATGTTTTGAGATTGATACCAACTTTCTTAAGTTCATCTTCTTTCTGGTCACCAATACTCATAGTGGTTTCATCACCTGTTAATTCTTTAATCGTTTTCTTCTTTGGGTCACGGCTATATTTTTTACCATCTGTTGCCATTAATGGATCAACACCGCGACTAAAGTTTTCACCACTTGATGCTGATGAAACACCAGGTTCAATACCTCTGTCAATAGATTCTAAGATTTTTTCTTTTTGTTTCCTGATTTCTTGGAGGGTGATCTTTTTACGGGATTGACCTGTGGTGCTTCCACTTTCGGAGATTCTATCACCGGTGGTACTATCGGCAAAGCTTCTTCTACTTTCTGTTCTGTTGGTTTCTTGAACCATTCGATTATTTTCTTGAGCATCATCATTCTCCTTAATTTTAACTGCATAACCATTTTTATATTTTATAACTGCACCATCTTTAGTGTGCGATTCTTTTGCTGCTGAACGGCGTAACATAAACTTTCTTGTCTTGCCATTTTTATCGCGCATCAATTTAACTTTGCCTTCAGTAGCCTCACTAATTAAACCTTTGCCAAGTGTCAATACATTAATCGAGTTTGGACCAGAAAGAGTATATTGTTCTTCGACTTCTTCTTCGTCTTCATCATCATTAGATCGTAACAGTTTAATTGCTTTACTTACTTCTTCTGGTGTATCACCCTTAATGGTAATGCTGACAGCCTCAGATAAGAATCCTTCAAATTGTTCATTTACTTTTTTATTGTTCATCTTGGCTGTTGCCTTGGTTACCTGATGTTCAACTTCTGAAGGAACTTCAACGAGATTATCATGCACAGAACGATATGTTACTTTGCCATTTTTACCATAACGACCAAACCCATAATATTGTAGCCCCATCTCTTTTGCTTTTTGTGCAGCATTTGATCCTTTATTAGGCATTTTTTCTGCGCCATTTGGATCAATAGGTAAAGTATCTTTTTTCTGCATTTCATGTGCAATCCACATTTGAGCAGCAGGAGATTTAGGTACTTCTGCAATAAACTTTTGTATCGTCTGGAATATCCCAATCATTTCTTCTTTTTTTGCCTTAATAACTTCTGGCGAAGCTTTTCTCATATCTTCAGAGTTATCAAATTCAATATACTTTGAACCAAATAACTTTGCGTATTCTGGTCTTGCGTTTTGCACAGCATCCCATTTAGGTTTTCTTACATCATTTTCAGGTACTGTTCTGCCGCCACTTTGACCGCGTTCAATATTTCTTTGTTTTGATACTTCATCACTGGTATTAACTAAAACCATGCTAGTATCATAACCCATTTCTTCTAAGCCAGCTTTAATCGCAGCATACTTCTCAGGATCATCACCTGTACCATTGATGATAAGACCATTGCGTCCATCAAATGCAAGGCTCTGTCGCAATTCTGTCATATTTTTTGCGCGTTTACGAACAGCATCGCGCTTATCTTTTTCGTCGGAAGGCATTGTTTTATCAAGACCTTCTTTATCCATCAACCATTCAAATGCTTTATCTGAACTGATTTCGGTTAAACCATGTCCTGCTAGTGTATTGTCTAGCACATAGTCTTTACCAGAACCAGGACCACCAGCGAGAAATACAGCCTTGAAAATAGCTTTGTCGTGAACACCCTCTACTAATAGATGTTCAAATTGAGTATCAATATCTTCATTAGTTTTCATGCTGCCGCGAACATCGTTATACAACTCTTTTGCGTGTTCGTGCTTTACATGACCTGGGATACCTTTGCGGAATTCTTTGAAGTTACCTGCTGCTGCATGACCACGCATTTTGCTTGCAGACATACCTGCGGTGCCTTCTGCATCAGGGTCTCTTTCGCCTGCTGAATGAACTTTGATGTGTTTGAAATTGAACAACGCACCCTTATGGGTGCCATTGTATTTGTGTAGAAGTTTATGATATTCTTCGGTTCTATCTGAACCAGCTACCATGTGTAGATGAGTTACGCCTTGCTTATGTAATTTTGCAGCTTGTGATAAAAAGTTTGGATTTTCTTTATCAGAAGTGCTGATATTTGTATTGGGAAAGAATCGTTTGGCGTGCTTGACTTTTTGTTCTGCTGAGAGAGGATTCTTAGCTTTGTCTTGCGAGTGTGAAAGGACAACATGATGACTACCTCCTACTTCATCGGCAACATCATGAACTTTTTTGACTAGAACTTCATGCCCTGTGGTAGGCGGATTCATGCGGCCAAACGCTAAAACCGCGTGTTTTTCCTTCTGTTCTATCAGAAAATCTAAAAATCTCATGTTTCCGCCTCTACAGCAGTTATTAATGATGTATTTATAATATTAATCTGTTCGGATTATAAACATTTCATCTGATTTTGGTCCACCAATTTCCATCGGTCGTTTGTTAACAATAGCACCCTTCTGAAATACAACAATACTGTCATAAAAGGTCATGCTGGTTGTTGACCTAGTGAAATCTGTAGGTTGAATTGCGCCGCGGGTGTGATCTGCATTCAACATATCAATTAGATTTTTAGAGACATTGTTGATAGATTCAGGTACATTTATGCCACCTCCATGAGAATCCCAGTATGCAGCATGGGTATCTTCAATGAAATACATTCCATCTTTATCAATTAAAGGATATAGAAATTGAAATGTTTTATTGACATGATTTACATGATGGCTGCCATCGTCTATCACCAAATCAAATGCGCCAAATTCATCAATCAAACTCTTTAGAAATACTGGATCAGATTGATCACCGATACGAATACTGATACCTTCCTGTTCATGTAGCTTACATTCTGGATTAATGTCGATACCCACAATCACAGAATCTGGATGAAAGTATTTTCTCCACATCTCTAATGAACCACCATTTAGAACACCAATCTCAAGCAACTTGATTGGCTTGTCTCTAAGTGGACCAAAATGTTTCTCATAAACATGAAAATAGTGTGACCACTTAGTAATTTTCTTGCCTTCGTTATTATTAAAATATTCCCATAGATTCATTAGTATGTCTCCAGTTCACCTGTGCCAGCTACAATACCAGCACAGCTTATGTTATGAAATTCATGTATGTAATTCTGATTCAAATTCTTATAATGTGCGTGTTCAGTATCTATTCTATAATTTTGCACATCATTAAAAATTTTCTGTTGCGTCTCCATGTAGTCAATGATTAACGATGGACAAAACGAATACATTCTAGTTATATAGAGGTGATCGGTTATGCTTTCTTTCTGTTCAGTTGGCATCCATGATGCAAGTTTCTGTTTGAAAACATACTTACCATATAGATTATCATAATTGCGTATGTTGAAAGTATCAAGCAAAAAACTTCTAGCAGAAAATTTAAATATTCTCTTTACGCCATGCATCTTCTTCATCAACATTGGATTAGTCTTCAACAAAGCTAATGTTTTTGACAACATAACAATTTCAGCTTGACTTTTTAATCCTTGCGATGCGAAATGGTTTACATCGGCATCTTTTTGCCACCAGATACTATGATCACATAGAGTATTAATTTCTTGAACTTTGTCGTTTGATATTTCAAATGGTGAACCATCAACAAATAGAATGATTGCATCAGGAACTTTACTGCGAATATTCTTTAAAGATTCAACGGTTTGTTTCATCCTACTTTCTTCATTTACAACACCAATGGTGGCTCTTAGTGCAGAGGTTACGATGAAAAGATTTTTGTTTGGAATGATACTCAAATCATATCTCCTAAATTATCAGAGTCCCGAACAAGGTTGATTGCGATTGCCGATGGGTATGGATTGCTGGATGCAAAATCATTAATCAGAATTCTTTTTGCATGATGTATACCCATCACAAGATTGTAATCGGTGAAACCTAGTTCTTGCAACATCTTTCGAGTTACAGATTCATGTTTCCATGGTCTTGCTGTGCAGAAAGTAATTTGACATCCACGGTCTAATTCTGCTTTCAACTTTGCAACATTATCATAAAGAGGTGTATAGGTCTCATACTCATTGCTGTTCTCAACGATAGTGCCATCAATGTCACAGAAGTATGCTGGCTTGTTATTGAATTCAAACCAATCATCTGCAACACCAACATCAATAAAGTTTTCAACCTCACTCTCAAAAAACATGGTGCCCTTTGATATCATATAGTCGATTACATTTGATACAAATATCTCAGAAGTCTTGTTCTTTCTTATCTCTTGAAATGCCTTATAGAATTCATTGGCACTTTCAAACTGATACCCACCAACACAGAAATGATTGCTGACAATTTGTTTCTCAACAACAGTATTGATGATTCCCTGATCATTTGTAATCGTATAACTCTTTGCTGATGCGGTACGAATCTTTGGATGTTTCGACAGCTTTGCAACATAGATTACATTGCCTTCAGCCTCTTGTGTATCATAGAACCCATCACAATCTTTGACTAGAATGGAAGAGTTTGCGGAGATACGACCACGAAGAATGGCTTGTGCAACCGTGTGAGCAGGACCATCTGTTGGTTGTTCAAGTATAATGATATCAGCCTTATGACCAAAGGCTTCTTCTAGTTTCTTTCGTGCATTATATTTCTCATCATGTTCTTTCAGTATAACGATTGTGACACGATGTTTATCAATGTAATTCTTAGCTGCATTCTCAATCATCATTCTGTTGGCATAATCAGACAACAGATATTTTGGGCGCATATTTGGAAATCTAGACGATGCACCCGCGCAAGGTAGTATTACTTCCATAATTTTCTTATCTCTATCTCAATAAAAGTTTTATCACTATAGTTCAATGTATACGGCAAAACACGCAACAACATCAGTATCAATAGATAGTCATTGTCAAAATGTTCAACATCAGCAAATGCTTCACTAATCATTTTCAATTTTGGAGTATAGTATACACTTTCGTTGCGAATGAACCAACCACACTCTAAGTCTTGTCTCAACTTAGCCAAATCAAAAACATACGAATCATACTCACTTGTCAATGGATCAATCAGAACGAATGAATTATCTGTTAGTCGATACAACACATTATCTAGTGTGAAGTCTCCATGATAATCAGATGATGGCAAATACTTTGGTAACTTGGCTATCAGTTCATCTTTTGTAAATGGTAAATCATATTTGGCAAACGGAAACGCAGCAAGTTTACTCTCATAGATTGAAGTATAATCTTTCTCAATTGTATTTCTAGACAACTCATCAATCGTATGCTTCAAAAACGAAATCAACTCTTTCATATTGTGCAAAGAAAAATATGTCTTCATATCATAATTGGAAATATATTCCATATCATATGAATTGCCATATACATTCAACACCTTAGGTAACTGAATATTCAATCTTGCGAGAGCATCTAGCCTCTCTAAGTTTCGACTGACATTACCTGTCTTACGAACAAATGTTTGACCATCATCTTGTAGTATCTCAACCTTACTCATGGAGTGACCTTTTAAATTTCGTATTACTTTTGCCACTTATCAAAATCTTCTCTAATCAAAGAATGCCAAGTTCCATTGTGTGGACCAGGTGGGAATGGATGGTTCAAATCACAATATACAAGGTTCTCACCAGTTAGTCCATACAACTTCCAGTTAGCACTCATCATATCTTCACCAATATACTGCGCGCCCTGATTATAGAAATCATCTATATGACAAAAACACCTAGCGTAATTATTCATATTCTCGGATGACGAGAATGCAAATTGGTCATTACCAAAATCACGACCTGGTGTCATACGACAATTTGGAATATACAACTTTGAATTATCTAATACCTCAAATGGAATGTAAGTGTTAATAGCAAAATCAAACCGTGTGCGAATAACCCAATCAAAGGTCATATTGTTTTCTTTCTCATATTGCTTTTTCAATTCATTGCAATGAAAGATAGCATACATCTGAGACCAGGTTGACAATTTTGGATCTTTTACTTTCCAGTTTGGCTGAGGAGGTGGAAATCTAGTATACTGAGAAAGATCAGGAACAATTGGTTCTCTTACCACAGATAAAGCAGGTTTATAAGGGTTATCAAATTCTTCACCCCATGAAAAAGTAAAAACAGTAACATCGTTACCATTTAGAATATTCTTCTCCATGTATGTAAAGCCAAGGTCAACTGATCTTGGTTGACCGCTTATACATAATGCAATTTTCTTAGCCATATTTTGCCTCAATGATTTTGCGCCACTCTGGTACTCTATCATATTGATGAACAATTGTAAAGGGTAATCCGGTTGATGTTGTAACTTCACCATCTTTCATTATAGGAGAAGGCTCTAGAAGAAAAGGTCTAAACTGTTCAATCTTCGATGGATCAGCAGTCGTACCTAGTTGTGCAGCCCACCCATCTTCTGATTTACTATACACAGAGGTTTCAAGGTATGGACTCATTGAAACCAAGAAGTTAAATGTTGATTGGTCACAAATAGGTATTGGTCGACCCATGGATGCAGCAAAGATATTAATAGCCAAATCACGCATTGCAAACCCACGACCAGCAAGAACACCAACATTATAGATTACATTATTTTTGAAATGTTCATAGATATAATTTGCATATGTTTCCATGAGATTCTGATTACCCCATGCTTCATCTTTATAACGAATACTCTCTGATGCAAACATAAGATTTTGGTCTTCGCCAAGATTCTTTTCAAGGTACTCAATAGGATTTCTTTGGAAGATAACATCCTTCACATCGGTCGTAATAACATACCGATAGAGTTTATCTGTTAGGAAGTTATGAATGTGAAGGAATCGTTCGGTATGAATTGGCATACCTGATTGGTGTTTTAGATTACCTTCATTATCTTGAACGAAGCCAATGATTTGCACACCAGCATCACTAACTTTCTTTACTGTATCTTTATCACAGTTCATCAGAATCAAGGCGATATCGCCTCTGAATCCTGACATTTTGATGGAATTGATCCAATATTTTAATTTGTTCCAATCATAGTTGGTGCTTGCACCAATAATCAAGTCTTGTCTTTGCATAATATACTCCAAGTGTTATAATACTTATCCTCTGGTTAGGTTCAGTACCTTTTGAATTTGCGCTTCTAAAATTGTTTTCCTATTTGGCCACTTGATAATAGGCTGATCTGCCGTCTTCAATAACTTGGTCAAAAAAGGTAGTATGATTTTCTCTACTTGTTGCAGTCTGTCTTTATATTCTTGGACAGTATCTTCTTTCTCTGCGATAACAGAATTGTATTCTTCCTCATCTGTTGCGGTAAATCCAAAATCATCATCACCATATTCTTTCATTATCGCATTGATATCAAACTTAATATCTGTCATATAAACCCTTATGTTAAGTTAGTGCTTACTTGTTCCAAGCTTTTGCTGCCGAAAAATTGGCAAGCGAAAACTCAAGTCTATCCACTAATTTGACTGCGGTACCTTTTATTTTATCAACAGCAACGAAGCCTTCTGGATTAGTAACCTTAAACCCATCATCGGTTTTCAAAAATGTTCCCGTGACCTGATTCAACTGCTGTAACTTTTTGATTATCATGTTCTTAGCCAATACGATATCATTCTGAATATCAAAAATCTTTTGCAACTCACTAGCATAGCTACGGAAGAAACGCATCATCTCATTCTTCTCTGCGATTCGTTTCTTCTTAGTGTCTTCTTTCTTTGCAGCTAGAATTTCTTTGTTGTGCTTATCTTCTATCCATTTTATCAGTTCGCGTGTATGTTGTGTGGTATTCTTAATTGCTTCACCCGCACGAACTTTGGTATTATTGAATGTCTTTATCTGAACCTGTAGAATACTACTAGAAGATATACGGTTTAGCACCAATGAACTGATTGTTCTGAATCTGCTACCTGCATTTGACAGAACATAATTAATTTGTTTAGTCTCATCTTCAGTAAATGTAGCAGTACCTGATGCATCAACAAAGTATGCGTCACGGAACCAAACATCTTTCGTTCTTGTTAAGTTATTAATATCTATGTTGAATGAAGCCTTCATATCATCCATAGACTTACCTGTGTATGAAGTATGAAAAACTATTCCCATTTGTGCTGCAAGCATCATAGTAGCTAACTTAGAATCAGCTGGTACAGCATACACTAAAGTATTTGGTTGAAAGGTAATGTAATCTTGCCCATCAATCGTTTCTTCTTTTATGTCGCCTTTTGCAAACATCATATCACCCTGCAAGATACCTTTGATACCAAGCTTTGGTAGATAACGCAAAGCAACTTTTAGTTTTGCATTTAGACCTTCGCCTTTATGATTCTCATCAATATCAGCATTGGTATAATTCAACTTAGGATTTGCATTGAATACACCTTTTGTGCCAACAAAGAATTTACCATTGTCTGGATTGATGCCACAGAATACAGCTGGTGCACCGTCCCATTTCGTAGTAACATTCACTCTCGTTTCAGAATGGCCAGCAAGCATATCTCTTAGAGACATTAGAAAATTAATTGCATCTCTAGTGCCAGCGACACCACGATTTAGAACCTCATCTTCAAGGTGTTCTAGGTGAAGGTTGGCACCTTCTTTTTTTGATTCGGTTAAGAATTCTGTAAATTTCATAGATTGACAACTACGCCTGTTGATGGAACTTTATCTGTAACTACAATACGACCTGCGCTATCACCTCTTGAAGGTGACTTACCATAAATCTTTGGTGACCCATCTGCATCTTTTGAATCAGGATCGAATCTCTGATCTTCCCTTCTTGCTCTCAATCTAAAATATAAATTGTGTGTGTTAGAATACTCTTTTGCTTCTGTCAATTTACCGTTCAACTTTAACACATTCTTTTTTTTGTCATATGTTCCAACAACATTCATTGGTCCTATATACATATAATCAATTGGGCCACCCATCGCTTTATTACCCACAACAATTTTTATCTTATCTTTTTTTGATATCTTACCAAACACATCCGGTACTTTATCTCCAGCTTTCAATTTCTTTTTAGTCTTCAATTCAGTATAGGCTGCTTGCATGAATTTTTTAGCGATGCCAGGTACAGCAAGTTCAAGACCACGCAAGCCGCCACCGGCTAAAGAAGGAGCAGATTCTCCTTTCAGAGAACAATTGATAGATTCTTTTTTACCGTTTCTCATAACAAAAATAACTACATCAGTATAAGGTTCTGAACCACCTTGTTGTCGACCTGTAAATTTTTCTGCCCCAACAACTGCCTCTAACACAGTATTACCCGCTACTAGAGTTATTGGATTTTTTTGGTTAGATTTAAAAGCAGCATTAATTTTAGTCACAACACCAGTTTCTTGTCTTTCTGAAGATTCGCCTGCCATACAAACTCCTTTGAATTGGAGTATTTATGCTTACAGATAGTGCAGATAGCTTCCGATAATGTATTTTGGACCACTAATTGGATGTGTTGCTACATGAGGATGTGTCCACAGAGGTGGAAATACCAACATTTTACCCACTTCAGGTTGAATCATTGTATCATATTCTACTATAGACCTGTTCAGTTTGAATGCTGTATGACCACCTTGCTCTACAGTATTTAGATATAGAAAAAAGACCAAGAATCGTCTAGCTGAAGCATGGTTTTCTACATCAACATGAAATTCTATACCGTCTTTGTCGTTTGGTAAGTATCGTTTGATTCGAAACTGTTCGAAGCCATACTGTTCTGGCCAAACACGGTCATCTAGGTTAAAACCCATCTTGTATGTGTGAAGCGCATTCTTCGTAACATCAACCAAGTAGTTTTCAATATCTTTCCAATCTTCATGTTTATTGATATTGAGTTCTGTAAAAGACCTATGTCCTTCTAGTTCAACATACTCTTGGTATTCTATATCATGCTCAAATCTATCAATGATTTGATGACATAGGTCTGGATGCATAACATTATCTAGTGTAGCAATGTAGTTCATACTTTTAATCCACCAAATTTATCGTTTGTGTTTCGTTCACGGTTGCCGTAAGTATTTAAAGGTCTATCGGGAATATCATCTTGACCTGAATCAGCCAAATCTCTCTGTGCAGATTCTTCTACATCATACAACCTCATCTTAGCACGGTCAATACCAACAACGAATCGTTTATATAAACTTGGATCATTGTAACGATTCTTTAACTGTTTCACCAGAAGTTGGTTCAGATTTTCAAGTTCTTCATTTGTCACAAGAGCAAACATAAAGTCGGCAGTTGCAGGCAAACCAAACGATTCAGAAGTATCTTCAAGACCAGGATCAGAATTGGTATAACCACTTCTTGTAGTCTGTGTAGCACTTACGATTGGCAGATTGTTCTCAACAGCAAGGCCTCGCAGTTCTTCTGCAATACTCTTGATATAGGTATAACTGTTTACACTACCGCCTTGTTTGATTCGTGACGATGCACAAATATTTAGATAGTCAATGAAAATGATATCTGGCTTGAAACTCTTTTTCAATGCGAGTTCATTCAACAACGCACGGAAGTGGAGAGCAGAAGCACTTGCAGTTGGATACTCTTTAATGATTAGTTTACCTTGAGTTTTGTTTTTGATGACCTCAAACTTTCGTTGATAGTCACTCTTACCCATGGTCTGCAATTCGTCAAGCGAGACATTCAAAAGATTGGCATCAATACGCTCTGCAATCTTTTCTTCTGCCATCTCCATCGTGATATACAATACATTATGTCCTTGTGACAAACATCCTGCTGCAACATGGCACATGAACAAAGATTTACCAACACCAGTACCAGCCAATGCAATGTTCAAAGTTTTAAGTGGCAGACCACCTTTAGTAATCTTGTTGAAGATATCAAGATCAAACTTCACTCTGGATTCTACGCGATGATAAAAATCATATCGTTCATCCGCATCTTGTATGTAATCATGACCAACATGACTATCGAAAGATATACCAAGTGCATCAGCAAGTAATTTGGGAATCTCACCTTTGGTTTTCTTGGTATCTTTATCATCAAGAATACCAACAGATTCCATGATTGCATTATAGATTGCTTTGTCTTGGCAAAACTTTTCAGTCTGCTCTGTTAGCCATTTCATTTCAACCCGTTCATCTTTGTTTTGATGAATGTTGTTGAGTAGTTCTACTGCCGATTGAAGTTGTTGTTCAGATAGATTCTTACTCTCGGTAAGATTAATAACTAGCGCTTCGTGTGTGGGAAGATTCTTATACTTGTTTGTAAACTCAAAAACCTCTTTGAAGATTACTCTTTCTGTTTGATCCGAAAAATAATTGTCTCGGATAAAAGGTATTACTTTACGAGTATACTCCTCATTGTAGATTAAATTCTTGAGTATTGTCTGTTCGATTCTGTTCATCATTCACCTTAGCTAACATAATTTCAGTAAGTATATCACCCATCATTGTAACATAGTCTGTGTCATATTTCAAGACTTCAAGGTCGTGTTCACCAGGATTAACTATTGTAAATCCAAACTGAAGTTTGGCAAGAGCACCTTCTTCGATAACTCTTGCCTTATGATAATGGTAGACAACGCCTTTATATTTACCTTTGATAATATGGATGCCGGTGACCTTATCTACATCACCTTCATCCATTTCTCGGTCGATATCTACAAAAACAAAGTCTCTACCTTCTTTATACTTCATTTTCTTCCACCATAGCAAGTTCTGCATCAGTTCCCATAATGTTCCCAAAAGCAATCTCATATTTTTTCCTTACATATTCTTTAAAATCAGAGTCAGCTAGAATATCATTCCAAAATTCTGCATTTTGTGTATCTATGAGGCGATGTTTTTCGCTAATTTCTCCTGTGCTTTTATCTACCTTTGCATACCAACCATTGCTTGGTTTTGAAACGTGTCCAGACTCCAATGCAATGTCAAGTAGACCAGACCACTTACTGATACCACCATCAAAAGATACATTGATAGGTATTTTAGATTTTTCTTTAACATACCGAGACTTCTCCACATTAATAATAAAATTGTAACCTACGATTTCTGTGCCGTCTTTCTCTTGTTGGCGACCGATAATAAAAATATTATCAGCAGAGTAATATGAACCTGTACCACCTCCAACGATATCTTTTGGATACAAACCAATCTCTTTGTAGGTATGATTCACTACAATCATTGGGATATCTTTAAGATTCAAGTGAGGTGTTACCATACGGAACAAACTCTTAACTTGTTTCGCACGGCTCATATCAGCAACTGATTTACCTTCAAGTGCATCTTCTACTTCTTTCTTTGAAGCAAGATTGCCAATCGAATCAAGAACGATGATGAGTTTATCGCCGCGTTCTACTTCTTGCAACTGCTGCATAATATCGAACTTCAATTGTTCAATATCAGTCAGAGGCGTATGCAACACCCGATCCATATCAATTTGAAATGTCTCAAAGTATTTGATTGGTGTACCAAACTCAGAATCATAGAACAACATGATTGCATCTGGATACTTATCAAGGTATGATTTTGCCATGAGCAAGGAGAAAGCAGTTTTAAAATGCTTACTTGGTCCTGCCCACATTGTAAGACCTGGTGTCAGACCACCATCTAGATTGCCAGATAGTGCAACATTAACCATTGGTACTTCTGTTGTAACCATGTCCTTATCATTGAAGAACTTTGATTTTGCCAAAATGGCACTTTCTTTAATTGTCGAATTCTTTTTTAGCTTATCCAATAGACTCATAATAATCTCCTAATGTTTATATTTTCCATGCGGTACATCAAATACGAATGTAATTCTAGTTACATCACCAACATTAACGGTGCCATGAGGTAACTTATTGTTGAACCATAACAATGTACCTGGTTCAACGATAACTGATTCATCACCTACTGTATACTTGTATGTACCTTGTATTGATAAATGGTATCTATCTTTTGTTTGATAATAGCTACCAACATCTATGTGTGTACCAACTATATCACCAACGGGTAGAGAAAGAAAGCCACATCGTTTAAAATCTTTGAAATGTCGTTTCATAAAACCAATAATCTCGGTGTGTCGATAGTATGCTGGCGTTACTGCACAAATTTCTGTGTCACCAACGTATTCATCTGGCTTTGTAATGCCGCCCATGACTAACTGTAAGACACCAGCGCGAACAATGGTATCACCGCCAACTTGCTCGGCATTCTCCATAGTCTTTTGAATACCCCAATCTTCGGGATATTGTTCAAGCTGTCTAACAATCTTTGAGACATTGATGCCTGTTCGAATTATCTTTATATTATCCAAAGAAATCATCCAATGAATTTCGCTTCTCTGTTTGCCAACCGATACAATCTAAAATGATCTTGATCGGTTCCATAAAACACTTCTCAAACTGCATATCATAATCAACATACTTTTCCATACCAAATTCTTTTGGTAATCTAGATGGAAAAGATATGACACTATCTTTCATGGGATTCGGTTGCTTAAGATAGGTAAACTTCAACTTCTCACCATTTTTAATTGCCTCATACTTCTTGGTGAGATTAAGTTTATTGAGCATATCATTATATAGAATCGCACCCTTAACATGAATCGGAGTACCTTTCTTATACAGAGTAACTGGATCAGAATACTCTTTGATACCATTTACACCACGAGGAAAACAAATTTCTTCTACAGGCCAAGATTTAAATTCTTCACGAAAGTTGGCAATAAAGTCTTGTACCGCTTGTTCATCTGCCTTCATTACAAGATTTACCAGTTCATACATTTTGTCACGAACCATAGCAGGCGTTGAAGATTTAACCATCTCAAGCCCCATAACTTTAACATCGGGTTCATTATACTGCACACCTTCATTGTTGTAAACATTCAATGCATATCTTTTCTTCGCAGTCCAAAAGCCTTTGTTAGAAAGACCTTCTCGCTTCATTTGCATTTTCTGTTCGTAAGCGTGAGTATAGTCAGCAAGTTCTTCATAACTTTTGTCAATGAACGGTTGAATTTTATCTTCACATATCTTGTCCATGATAGAGATAACTTTGTCAATTGCGAAGTTCGGCTGAACGATGCTGCTTATCAATGGACCAAGATTGAGATAAATTGAATCTGTATCCGAAGCAATAACATAATCTTTACCTTGTGTTTTTAACACCTGATTCATGTATTGATTGATTTTGTTTTCGATCCAACGAATAGAAAGTTGACCAGCAGAAGTAACACCAATAGCCATACGCAGGTCATAGAAACGAAAGTATTGAGAACCAAGAGCACCATAAGCAGAGTTAAGAGAAACCTTCTTTGCTAGTTGTAGGTTATCATATCGTGCAACAAGTTTACCAATCTCTCTTTTCTTAACAAGGTCTGATTCATTCTCATATTCCTGTTTTGATTTAAGCATCAGCTTCTTAAACTTCTTGCGATCTTCATACATTTCATCCAACATATTAGGCAGAAAACCTCTCTTGTCGGTGCGAAAGAATTGACCATTCGGTGTCAATGTAACACCAGTAAGTTTAGATGTATCTATTTGCTTTGTCAATAGTTTATCAACAGACACACTCTGCATAAGAACATCGCGCATTTCATCGGTGTAATTTTGTGGTTCAATCAAACACTCTGGCGAAATATTATACTGCATCATCAGGTGTGGATACAGACTGTTCAAGTCAAATGATGCAACCCAGTTATGCAATCCAATCTGTGGTTCTTTAACATATGCGCCTTCAAATGCTTCATTCTTGTTCTGC